AAGGGGGATTTGTTTGGTGGCAAGGAGTTGTCGAAGACCGCCACGATCCTCTTTATCTTGGAAGATGTAAGGTTAGAGTTTTGGGATGGCATTCAGAAAACAAGAATGATCAACCAACTGTGGGACTGCCGTGGGCATATCCTGTTGCACCAATCACTTCTGCAAGTCAAACAGGAGTAGGTACATCTCCATTAGGTCCAGTTGAGGGAACGTGGGTTGTTGGATTTTATCGTGATGGGGAAGCTGGACAAGAACCAGTATTTTTTGGAACACTTGGTGGTATTCCAGAATTAGATGCAAAAGGAGTTAATAATGATGGAACAGCAACAGGAGGCCAGGGATTTCTTGATCCAAGATTAGAGACTGGTGATCAAATAGGTCACCCAGAGTTTGGTGATGAAATAGGACCAAGAACCTTACGATATAATCCCGCTACTGATATGGTCCCTAGAGAACCAGCATCTATTATTCATAATGCTAATCCTGATCCTTCTGAAGATGTACAACATGTAGAAGTTTCACAAACTGTTTCTGCAAATGGATCAATAGTGAGATCTTTGCAGGGTTATGAATCTCATGATGAAGCAACTACTCCGTTTACTGTTAAAATTGTAGAACAACCAATTAGGTCAACATATCCAGATACGGGGTTAGCAAACACAACTTTGTCTGCAACTAGAAATTTAGATTATTTAAAAGAGCCAACTACAAATAGATTAGCAAGAGGAGTTCGTGGAAATACTGATGATAGTGATCCCAGAAAATCAGGAATTGTTTTTGAAAAAATGCAAAACCGAAAATTCGGTCAAACAGATATTCCTACTGCAGATGGAAAAACTTGGTCTGAACCTAAAATTCCGTGGGCCGCCATCTATCCATACAATCATGTACACCAAACTGAAAGTGGTCATATTATTGAAATGGATGATACTCCCAATGAGGAAAGATTACATTGGTATCATCGAACAGGAACCTTTACTGAGATTCATCCAGTAGGTATTAAGGTTGATAAAATAGTAAACAATTATTATAATATTATTTTAGGATCAAAATATACACATATTGAAGCGAGTGATTATACAACTATTGATGGTTCACAAGAAAACTTTATTATGGGTAGTAGAGTAGATAAAATTGGTGGTGATTATTCTATTGCTGTAAAAAAAGGAAGATTTAATGTTAATAATCCATTAGGAGCAATTAATTTAGAAGGCGCTAATCAGACAATAACGGCGGATGAGACACTTACTTTATCAGCCAATAATGTGATTATTGAAAAGAAATCGGCGACTGAAACAACAACGGGTGATGAAAAGAAAACAGTAGGTGGAAAATTAGTTCTACAGACAGGAGCGTATAGTTTAAATGCTCAAGGTTCTATCGGTATGCAATCTGGTGGAGGAATGACACTCAATATTACTGATTCAATGAACGAATCTATATTTGGAGTGTTACCATCAATGACATTAGGTTATGCTAAAAAGACTACTGCCACTTTAGGTAAGATTGGAATGGAATGTACAGACAATCTAGTTTCAGGTGGAATTGAAATGAACTTAGGACTTGCGGGTTTAGGGGCATCTATAGCATTGAAACCTCTTGGAGATATAGAATTAACTTCTAATTTAGGAACAAGTGGTATTACAGGATCTGCATTATTAGGTAATGTATCATTTGACTCTTTAGCAGGATATGCTCAAATGGCAAGTTTATTGGCCACAATGAAATTAGAAAGTTCAGGAGCCGCTTCCCTACAAGGATTATTGGGTGAGGTAACGGTGAGTTCTTCAGGTAAAGTAAAAGTTAAAGGATTGATTGCTACATTAAAAGAGATATTAGACGAGATAATAGATATAGTATTAGAACATACTCATCCAACAGGAACAGGACCGTCAGGGCCACCAATGCCTCCAGCTACTGCTAAACTGTCCTTGTTGAAATCGTTGAAACTTGGCGGGAGTTTTGAATAATGGCATTAGTTAAATCAGTATTGCAATCAGAGTTGATAATGAAATTTGCAGCGTTTGCTTCAGATCCTATGAAGCCCGGAAAAGATATTGCAAAAGCATTTGCTAATTATTTAAAAATGGGACAAAATGCAGGAGGATTTCCTACATCAAATGTAGTAGATGCTCCAACGGGAATAGCAATAGGGGGAGTTTTTGCATCTCAATTATTAGTGGGTCCAGCAATAGGTACTGCAATTGCCGGACATTTATCAACTATGGCACTAACATATCTGTCTGGACAACAAATAGGACCACCAGTTGTGACACCATCTCATACGCCCCAGTTAGTAAAATTATATTCTGGGCCACAACCTTCATCCGTAGCTTTTGCAAAAGAGATGGCGAACATATTAGATACATGGACAAAAACATGGGTAGTAAGTGGGATGATCCCAGGCGCACCACCGATACCATTTTCAGGACCTTTATCGTAGGATTACAATGTCAGGAGCAATTGATAAAAAATTAATTGAAATAAGAGAGGAGTTGGATAATAGTCCTAATACTCATTTATCTGCACGTATTGGAATTCTTGATTCTGTTACGTTATCAAGAGAATTTGCTCAAACACGATTAAATGCATTATGTGAAAAATTTACCTCTGTTGTCTTTTCTCTTTATATTCAATTGGAAGATCAGGGTGCAGGTAACAATCTTCTTCAAGATGATACAACTACAGGTAATGACAATGTATCTACATTAGGTAATATATTAATGGAAGCATCTATTTCAGATGCAAGTTATTCTCTTGCTCAAGTATGTGAAAATTTAGCAAAACAACGTGCTATATGTTATGGTGCTAGAGACTTAAAAAATTCTTCTAAGAAATTTGATTTTCCTGCCTATGAAACAGTAAATGGAGCTCTTACTCTTACAGAAGCAAATACTTCTTATATGGGTATCAAGGCTACTGATATTAGTGAAACATATGATATCAATTTAACTACTGAATCTGGAACACAAACACAAGGTAGTAATACATTTAGTACTGCTGTCCGGGATTATTATCTAGTTAGATCAAGAGTGACGGGAGAATTAATAGATATTAATGATGATATTACTCCATACTCTACACCAGATAATGATACCGTTTTTGGTAATGCAATTGCTTGGAAAGGAGATATAACAGGAGAAGTGGGAACATGGAATGCAGACTTTGCTAAAGCAAATATTGCTAGTGTAACGATACAAAGTCAGGGATTGTTTAATGAATTAAATACTATGAAACTCCAAGACCATTTGACACAAGGTAGTAATACCAGTTATACCACATTAGGTCCTGCATTTGGGCAGAAGTTTTATTTAAAGAGACATGAAGATTATGTGAACACATTCACGATCATCGGGACAACTTCAGTAGATAGTATAGAGGTAACAGGGATATCAGATTCCGATCTTACAAAAATTAAATATGGTGATGTAATTAGTGGTACAGGTATTCCAGATAATAATGTAACAATCGCGGCAGTACAATCCGCAGATAGTAAACTTAGACTTAGTAATACAGGAATTGCAACCGCTGATGGAACGGTTACTCTTACTGTAAATAGTGTACCATTTGGTTATGCAGAGAATGATATATTTTGTCAAATTGAAGTGGTGGCAGAGGGATTAGTAACAAATCCAGATTGGGCGCCAGTTGGTGATGATGTGGGTGATTATAGTGGAGCAAACGAAGGACCGGATGATTTATTAAATGCTAATACTTCTGAATTTATAGGGCTACTTGGTTTCTTTGATCCAAATAATGGAAGTGCTAATGCATCGAATGATTTGACAAAAGGAGCAAGGAGTGATTGGGTTTCTGAAGGAAAAGAATACGGAGGATCTTCATATCCTTACATAGAACGAAATCCATTTTATCCAGCAATAGGATCAACTCTTAAGGCATATGAAGTAGATAATGGTGAAATTGTAGGAACACAACCTACTGGATTAGGTGAAGATGATATTCCTTCTGGTAGATATGTTAGGTTTGACCTTGAAAGAGCGGGCGGCAGCCCGGTTGTACCATTACCAGAATGTAGATATGTTACAGACAGCGCAGAAAAATTCTATTATGAATTACCATCTACTTCACAGTATACTTGTGGCACGGTTACTGTTGGCACTACACATCCTATGCCTAATGTTGGAGAACCAATTGCCGCTATTGTTAAGACCGGATTATCATCTGCTGTAACTAGAGTACAGGGTGCATCTGTTTCTGCAAATGGTGTTTCGGTTGCGGTAGGGGCTGCAGCTGCTATACCAGTAGATGATACTACAACAACCCCCGCTTCAAGTGGATCATCATCTCCACCAACCGCAGATGCAACTATAGGAACCTTTTATACTCTTGGTGGAGACAATTTAATTTATGTTAATAGATACCATTACCAATCTGTGACTATGGGTGAGGGAACAAACTGGACAGCTACATTTGCAACGGACGCTTCAACCTTTTCATGTCGATATAATTTTGCACAGAAACACATATACGAGGCAGGTGGAACAGCAAACTCTACAATGAATGCTGATGTACAATTTATAAACAATACAGTAAGTGATTTGGTGGATGTTGTTGGTTTCCGTGATCCGGTTATAGATGTGGATACAGCACAAGCAGGTGGAAGTGGTATAAGTGATAATGCATTCGATACCTATGTTTCAGCTGAAGAACTTCGTGCAACAGATTTGGCAGCATTGCAATCTGCATTAACAACATTTCGTAATACTCTTTCTGCTCAAGGAAGAACAGGAGTGAACAATGGTGGTAGTAATTTAGGAACAGAAATAACATTTGCAAATACTACATGGGCAGCTTATCATACTGAAGTAGGAACATTTGGTACTAATTGTGGAAAGAGGGTTACAGAAATAGATACTCGTATTGGTGTACCTACACGTGCGGGATCTCAATCAACTACAAGAGGAACACCACCGGCAATTTATGTGTCAACGATTCCAACAGCAAATACTACTGGTGGTGTGGTTCCTTATGGCAGAGCACTTTATAATAGTTGTAATTACTTACTAGGAAAAGATCTTAAACTGATGACACAATTAATACAAGATATTCAAAGTTTGGCCAGTTTAGTAGATTTAGTAAAAAAGGCTAGAAACAAATATGAAATTTTTAATGGTAGAGCGAAGGAGTATAGCTAATGGCTGAAGAAAATAGATGGAAAGAATCAGAAATAAGAAGAGATGATATTAAGAAATTGTTAGAAAATACTAAAAAGCTCGCTGAAATGTATACAGACCTTCTTCAAGTAAAAAGAGAGGGTTGGGAAAACGTATTAAAAGCAAGGGTTAAGAGGGCCGAAAAGGAAAAACAAAATGGCTGAATTTAGTGCACTATTAACGGCGACAGCCGAATGGAAACCCCATCAAATTGCGAAGGCGGGAGATATTGCTACGTTGGCGGCGGCAGCCTCCAGTCTTGCTGAAACTGTAAAGTCTAGTCTGTCTCTTGCAAGTGCTGGAATGGAAGTGGTTAAACTTTTAGCCCAGCTGCAAAACATTAATCCCCTTTTGATTGCATTGGAAGCATTAGCAGATGAAGTACTTAAACAAATTACAGATTTAAAAGAGGCGGGGTATTACTATTTGTACGTTGATCCCTATTTTGAAAAAAATATAACACCAATACAACAATATGATTATGGATTTGAACAATTAAGAAATGAGGGAGGAGCAAGACTTTTCTTAGAAGAAAACAAAGATTCTGGTGAGTATGAAGAAAGGGTAGAGGGAGGAGGCTTCCCAACTGCGAAACAGATAGAAGATAAGACAGTTAAACCATCTTATGCTTCCCCTAGAAGATTAATTCCTGGTGGATATGATTCAAATAATCCAACTGTTGATCCTCTTACACTCGCAAGTAAATATCCTCAATTTACAGTAAAAAATGTAATTAAAGAATTTACTAAAGCATTTGATGATGATGGCGATGTTCCCAGATATAAAGTGTTAGGGAAACAATCTAGTGTACCTACAGCTGGTACTGATGTTTATGATGCTGATGGTAATGTATATAGTGGATGGGACCCCTCGAAAGATTTTGGATTAGCACTATTTGATAAGGGTAAGGTAAGTGAAGACGGATCAATTGTTAAAAATTATGTGGCTGCAAGAAAGGCTATTAATTCTAAAGTTGCGCCAGGTAAACCTAATATTTTAGGGAATACAGAATTTGATGGTGGGTGTGGAGCAATAGCAATTATTGTTGCAGCCTCGGCTTTTGATGATTTCCAAGATGTTTTTAATAAGTTTTCTAAAATGTTTTCTGATATTCCTGAATTTGCATCAACTACTGGTAAAAACTTACAAGATTCATTATTGGAAATTATTACTCCAAATGATGTAACAGTTAAATTGACTCAAGTTGATACTGACTATGGAACATTTGCAGAAGGAGATATCATAGGGGGAAAAAGATATGGAAGTTATGGAACAATAAGGACTGTTAATTCTTCTGCTACTGTAGCAACAACCATGGCGGGGGAGACGGAAGTAAAAGCCGTTGACGACATAGGTAATACAATTTTTTTAACTAACACTAGCCCTCCTCGTCCAGCTACAGTTAAAAAGGTGGTTGATATGAATCCAAATGGAAGATGGATCGACATGGAGGTACTTGTGAGTCCAATTAGGGGGATTGATGGTTTGAACCCCTGGATTCCTGGCGATACGGTTTTGGAACAAGAAAAGAGAGGAACTTATGGAACGACAGGAACAGATTTGTTTCCCAATTATGTTATGAAGGGTTTAGGTACAACAGGATCACCACACGCACTTAGAGTATATCCGAAGGTAGGAATAGTTGCAAAAGAAAAGTTGATGGTACTTCCAGATTCAACTCCACCAGATTTTGGAGGAATTCAAATCAAGGATATTGTTCCTGGCTGGGGTGAATTTTTTCAGATATTAGAAAACTTTGTACTACAATTAAAAGGAATGATTTCAGATTCTGCAGCTTTTATTCAAGACATGATAGACATGATTAAACAGATTGAGGCGTTTTTAGAATATATGATCGAAATTATTGACGAGTTTTTAAAATTTTTTCAAATAACATTACCATCATCAGGTGTATATGCCCTTTACATTCCAAATCAAAGCGGAGGTAATGAAGGAATAAAGACTGAACTTCAAAATGCAACCGGAGTTCCAGATTTGGCATATGCAATGGGAATATTATTTGTCGGTACAGAAGCCGATAAACTCATTGCCGGAGGGGGTAGTAAAAACCCAATAGATTTATTAGCACTGGTATTAGGATTACTTTAATTTAACTAAATATTAAGAGCAAGATATGGCTACTACATACGGAAAAGATTACGTTGATTTTGACATGGATTTTACAAAACATCCAGCTCATGGAGATTTGTCTACTGTTAAAAAATCAACAGCTATTAGTAGGTCTATAAGAAACCTATTAAGTACGCAAGCAAATGAAAGATTATTTCAACCAAACATAGATAGTGGTATTGCAATTCTTTTATTTGAAAATTTTAGCAAGCTCACTTCTTCTAGGTTAGAAAAGACAATTAGATATACTATAGAAAAATATGAACCTAGAGCGAGAATAGCAAATAT